TCACGACCAACCATCGCGATGTATGCCGCATGCACGGAACCTTTTGTCTTGCGGCACATATTCGTGATACTGGTCGTTGAGGAAGGCGCCCATGACACGCAGCTTCGTGAAATATGGCGCCTGTCTCCCCCATTCCGCGTTTGGTCCTGAAGCTGCCTCCCACACGCCGTTGTGAATTTCCGCTTGGTCTGGGCGACTAGCAGTTCCCGCACTCCACTCGCCTGTACAACCTGGGCACTTGCTATCAATCTCCTTCCCGTGCTCAACGAGCCAAACCTTGGCTGACGGCGTGACAAGGCACTGGTGAATACGTGAGCTACATAGCTTGGAGTTGGCAGATAAGGGGGACTCCTCTAGCGGTAACGAAATGGCGCGCATGAACGAGATGTTTGCATTCAGGCCATCTCCGGGCGACCGGAAGTAAGCCGCCCGATAGCCATCCGGTGAGTTAAAGAAAAGGTCAAATAGCTCTTTGCCGACTTGAACCGTGTACACGGGACGAGAAAAACCAGTTCCTACGATTTCACTGCAGTGACAGCACAGTACTGACATCTCGCTGATGATGCGCTGCGTGATCTCGGCGAATGTAGTTCCAGCTGTCAGTACGGGAAGCCGAGTGCTGGCCTCCTCGCGCAGCGAGTAAATCCATGAGCTGGTAGATCGATTTTTGTGCATAAATTCTGCTCCATCGAATCAAGTCCTTAGCTAGTCGGCGTTACTCTTCCCCACCATTCTAGCGGGCCTCTCCAGGGGGAGCATAAGGGCATTGGGGGCATAGAATGGCGCTCGGCTTCCCTAATGATGGTCAATATAAATTCAAAAAACACAGCTCGTCGCCTCAGATCGCACTTCCACCAAACCTAAATTACTGTATATGCAACCAGCAAAAGCACGCGAGGCAGTACAGTGCACATTGACGACACCGAGGGCTGGTTGGGAATCCCCACCCCCCTCGAAACCTGTAGACAGCACGGAGCGCTGCTTGAGAACGAAATCCAGGAACTGACGACCCAGCTACGCCAGGCGCGGGCGAACATCTTCAAGCTAGTTGCAATGCACGCCGAGGCCACAGCGGAACGCGACAGGCTAGCAAAAGCCATGGACAAAGCCCGGGCCGAGATCTCCGACCTTAACCTTAAAACATCAATGCAGGGGAACAGGATCAACAGCTTACTGATTGTGAAGAACCAGTGTGAAGCCCTGCGGCAAAGGGTTCATGAGCTTGAAACAAAGGAGATCAACGAGAGAAAGCGGCTCGAAAGCCAAAGCGGGAGCTAGTCTTATAGCTCGGGTGGAGGGTATCGCTATGTGTGGAAGAATCGCGCAATACCGATACATAGAAAACTACTGCGACGTCCTCGGGCTCGACGGCAAATTGTTGTCGTCGATCGAGAACAAGCCGCTGGCCAAGTACAACGCGGCACCGACAACGCTAGTCGCCCTGCTCCATCTTGAAGATGACACACTTCACGCCGACTTGGTGCGCTGGGAGTGGAAACCGCACTGGGCCACCAATCGGGCAATGCCTAATGGCCGCGTGGAAAAGGTCGCCCACAGCCCCTACTACCGCGCCGCCTGGCCGAACAGAGCGATAGTGCCAGTTGATGGGTGGTTTGAGTGGCTCAAGGAAGAGGATGGCAAGCAGCCCTACTTCATTCGGAGACGCGATGGCGCGCCTTGCCTTTGCGCCTCAATCGGGCAATGGCCACACGACGGTGCAGAATCGAAGGAGCATGACGGCTTTGTAATCATCACTGCCGACTCCATGGGCGGCATGGTCGACATACACGACCGCCGGCCTGTTGCACTGGCACCGGCACTGGCCCGAGAGAGGCTTGATCCCGCCACTCCCAAGGAACGCGCCGAACAACTGGTGCTCCACCAGGGTGAACCGGTCGAGGCGTTCGAGTGGTTTGAGGTCGACCGCGCCGTGGGCAACTCGAGAAACCAAGGCGCCCACTTGATCGCTCCTCTCGGAAAACTTTCTTCCTAACAAAGTTTTCTATCTCCGTTTCAATTGTATTTTCTTAGCCAATTCCTACGATAGGTTTTCTATTATGGTTTCCATCGTACTTTTCAGACCTGCTTACTAACAGAAGTTTTCTATCTCCGTTTCAATTGTATTTCTTAGCCAATTCCTACGATAGGTTTTCTATTATGGCTTCCACCGTAATTTTCAGACTTGCCTACTAACAGAAGTTTTCTATCTCCATTTCAATTGTATTTTCTTAGCCAATTCCTACGATAGGTTTTCTATTATGGTTTCCATCGTACTTTTCGGACCTGCTTACTAACAGAAGTTTTCTATCTCCGTTTCAATTGTATTTTCTCAACCAATTCCTACGACAGATTTTCTATCATGATTTCCATCGTACTTTTCAGACACTCCTACTAACAGAAGTTTTCTACTTTCAATTTAATCGAATTTTCTTAACCAATTCTGGCAATAGTTTTCCCATCACAGTTTCAATTATCATTTTCAGACCAACTAAAAAACAAAGCATCACCGCCTACAAAAAAACACAAAACCCTTACAAACCGGGCCCTACAGACCACATAGGCCAGGCTGACCATATTGGCCAAATTGGCCAAGCCGCCCAAAGCAGAGCTAAGTATCAACCGAGAGCAAAAAAATATTTTCTCGAAACTCACCAACTTATATTGACTCCGTATAGAGCGTTCTCTAGAGTCAACTCGAAGCCCGCAAAAACACTAGACCAACTCCAGATTTAATCCGGACCTGCGCCCCTGCGAGGAATAAAAAATGATCACCCAACTATTGCTTATTGCCCTTATTGAGACCATCCGCCTCCTGCAAGTCGTATTAATACAACTTTCAGGAGGCCCTCTTTGGTGACTAGAACAATCCTCCTAGAGCGGCAGGCTCCCAGTTCATGATCACCAGCTCGCCGGTGACCTCGGCCTTACCTTGTCGCTGGTTCGAGTTGGTGTAGCGGATATCCAGGGTCTCGAAGTGGAAGCCGTCAAAGGCCCTTCGGATGTCCGGGTGGTCGTTGATGCTGACCATCACCTTGCCCTTGCAGCGCCGCATGAAATCGGCCATGCGCTCGTACTCCTCGAACGGGAAGTCGAGCCCGTAGCCGGCGGTCTGCCAGTAAGGCGGGTCCATGTAGAAGAACGTGTGCGCTCGATCATAGCGCTCAGCGCAGTCGAGCCAGGACAGGTTCTCTACGTATGTGCCGGCGAGGCGTTGCCAAGCCGTCGAGAGGTTCTCCTCGATGCGCAGCAGGTTGATGGCCGGCCCCGTGGTGGCGGTACCGAACGTCTGGCCAGTGACCTTGCCACCGAAGGCGTGTTGCTGCAGGTAGAAGAACCGGGCGGCGCGCTGGATATCGGTCAGCGTCTCGGGACGGGTCATTTTCTGCCACTCGAAGATCTGGCGGGAGCTGAGCGCCCATTTGAATTGACGGACGAACTCTTCCAGATGGTTCTGCACCACCCGGTACAGCGTCACCAGGTCGCCGTTGAGGTCATTGAGCACCTCCACCGGGGCAGGCTGGGGACGCATGAAGTACAACGCGGCACCGCCGGCGAAGACTTCGACATAGCATTCGTGAGGGGGAAAGAGGGGGATCAAGCGGTCGGCTAGGCGGCGTTTGCCACCCATCCAGGGGATGATAGGAGAGGTCATTGTTTGCAAGTCTTTACTGTATGAATAAACAGGTGTTAGGCTCGCCGCGCTTTGTGCACAAGGCAGAGGCCACGGCTGGACTTGCAGGAAGGGTCTGCGGGTTCGGCGGGCCGGGCTGGATGTTGACGCATCCACCCGGCTCGCCTCTTTACTACTTGGTGACTTCGCGGACGTAGGCCTGGCAGGCCTTCAACGCGATCAGTCCCCGATCGCCTTCATCGGTGATGGCGATAATTCTTTGAGCATGCGCCGGGTCAAGCTGGGCACGTAGGGCTCCATCCACCAGGCCTCCGGTGCCGGCGGGCGCTCGCATCCCACCGTCACCACCCTGGGCGGCAGCGGTTCCGGCGTCGAGTAGGACTGACAGCCGCAGATCAGCAGTAGCCAGCCGATCACGCAAACGAGCCTGGGCTTGTTGAGCATCGTTCATCTCCTTCCAATGTGTTTTGTCTTGAGCCTGCAGGCGATCCTCCAAGTCGAGTCGTTGCGCCTGGTGTATCGCCGCCTGCCCCAGCGCTGCTACTGCGGCCTCTTCACGCTCGCGCCCATGCGCTAGGTCTTTCGCCGCAAGCTGCCGCTCATACCCCGCAGCCTGCTTGGTAAGCTCATCGGTCTGCCACACCCAAGCAACGCGAGCACCTACTGCCGCCCCGAGCACCAGGGCCAGCACGCCCCATCTCCAGCCCAGGGACATCAGATCAGTACCTGCTCGGCGCGTTTGTAGATCGCCAGACGATCATCCAAACCGTTGAGCCCGCCGTTGACCCGGCGGGTGATGGCCTCGAACGCCGACGGCCCCTTGTCGGCCAGCGAGTTGAGGCCGGCCAGGTGCCAGAACCAACCAGCCGAGTCGGCAGCGTGCTCCGGACGCTCGAGCAACTCGGGATGTTTGAGCAGATCGAGCCCCAGCGCTTCGCCGCAACGCTGGTAGTTGGTGCGGCCGGTCACCTGGATCAGGCCACGACCGCGATACTTTTGGCCGTCACCGTCGGCTTCGAGCGTGTTGCCCAGGCGAGCCGCGAGCTTGCCGGTGTCGTACTTGGCCAGGTACTGATCGCCGCCCAGCTCGCGGACGTAGCGCAGCTGGCCAGACTCATGGCCGACCTGGGCCAGGAACGCACGCTTGCGCAACGGGGTGACGATGCCCCACTTCACCATCGCCGTGTTCAGTACGGGAAGAAAAACGCCGGCTTGAGTGCCGGCGTTGGGGAGGATCTGTTGCAGCTGCTTGAGAGTGACAGTCATCTTGAATCTCCTGCTGTGGCCACTCAGGCCGGTTTCACATCGACCACCTTCAGTGGCTTGTCGGATTTCTTTTTCTTGCCCTTGGCCTTCGCCTTACCCTTCTTGCCGCCGTTGCACTCCACCGCGGTCGACCAGCCGGAGGCGTCGAAGGTCTGCTCGACGCTGTCGACCAGGTACTGGCCATCCAGCCCCACCTTGAAACCCTGGGCATTGATCAAGCGCTCGGCGAACAGGTCGGTGCGCCCGGTCATCTGCAAGCGCACGCTGGCAGTGGTGCGGTTGAACGCCGCGAGCTTCGCCTTGGCCGCCTGCTCGGCTGCTGACTTGTTCGGGTAGATATGTCGATCGGTGTGCACGCCCGGCAGCCCCGAGGGGGCATCGTCATTACCCAGCTCGACCACCACCAACTTCCCGGTCTTCTTGTCCTGGTGCTGGGTCTTCACGGACTTCTGTGCGCTGCGATCCCCGAGGCGGAACTGCCACCGGCTCACGTCCGCCGGCGCGATAGTGACCACCCCAAAGGTCTTGCCGCTGGCACCCTGACTGGCTTCACGGGGCAGGACCAGCAGCTTGCCGTCCGCGACTTTCGCGGTGCAGTCGTACTGCTTGGCCAGGCGGGTGATGAAGTTGAAGTCCGACTCGTTACGCTGGTCGACTCGGTCGACCTTTGTCTGCACGGGGCAGGCCGGTGCCCAGCCGTTGCGGGCGGCAATGTCGCGGACGATCTGCGACAGAGGCACGCCCTCCCAGCTGCCGCTGCGCGTGGTCTTACCGCTGCCGCGCATGTCACTGGCCTTGCCCCGGATGACCATCTCGCGCGGCGGCCCAGAGACTTCGATCTCGTCGACGGTGTACCGCCCGAGGCGAGCCAGCGCCTGCCCCACATAGCCCAGGTAGACTTCGATCCGCGCGCCTCGAGCGGGCAAGGCGACCGCGGCATCACGGTCATCGATCCGCAGCTCGAACTCGTCGGAGTCCATCCCAGGCTTGTCGGTTGTTCTCAGCAGCAACAACCGGTCATTGATCAGCGCCGTGATGTCCGCGCCATCAGCGACGATGCGAAAGGTGGGTTGCATATGCACTCCAGAATGAAAGAGCCCCGCACTGGGCAGGGCTCGTTGAGGGCTTGGGGTTACCCCCACAGCTCGATGGTTTCGATCGATGGCGCAGCAAGGTCGGGCAGCACGATCACCACCCCAGTGCGGTAGGGCTGCGGCTCATCGGCCAGACCCGGATTCTCCTGCAGCACCCACTCGACCGTGCCGTTAAGGTGCCCGTAGTGCTGGTAGCACAGGGTGTCGAGCAGATCCCCTTCAGACGTTCTGCATGTCGTTGCCATACTTCACGAACTCCAGTGAGAAACCCTGCTTGCGTGGGATGCCGCCAGCCAACAGCGCGCCCTGCTCTTCATCGACGCTCAGCAGGCACCAGGTGCCGAGTACGTCACCGTAACCGGTGACCAGGCTTACCGGTTGCAGCCGGCGGGCGATAGCGCGAAGGGTGTCCAACTGCTTGATCCCCCCCTTGAAGCCGGGATAGATCACCCCCTTCAGCGTCATCTTGTCCTCGCCCTGCCCCACCGCCTGTTGTGCGATATCCCGCGTCAGGCGCTCCTGTCCAGCCCAGCGCACTGACGTCTGCCGCCGCAGCTCGTCGAACGCAGCGGTGTCCAGGTTGAAGTAATACGGCTGCAGCTTGGCATCGAGCGGCTGCAGGATCAGCAGGTGTGGAAAGGGTTTGATCGCCTCGGCCGCCGGAGTCGCCAGCGATGCGAGCGCGCTGGTCGGCAGGATGTTGGCCAACGACGGGCTAACCTGGCCGGCTATCCGGTTGATTGCCGCCGACGCCTTGCCGGCCTGTTCCTTCAGTACGCCGAGTCGGTCTTGTACTGCCGCGGCACCACTGACCACCTGGCTGTAGGTGGAAGCCACCCGCCCTACGTTGGATTGGGCTGCGCTGATCGCCCGCATTGTGCGCTGCAGCTTCTGGCCAAGGGCCGGGCCAATGATCGGCAAGCCCTCCAACTCGGCAGTTGCACCCGTCATATCGCTCACAGCGCCGGTCAGCGGCCCGAGCATGCCGTCAAGACTGGTACGGCCAGCCTCCCCCGCGGCAATCAACGAAGACAGCGTCGACTGCATTGACTCCATGTAGGCCATGGCACCTCCTTAAACGTGGGGTTCATCGAACAGCCGCCCAGCAGCCTGCCGAGCAAGACTTTCCCGCGACCAGGTATCCCAGCTATTGCGGATGAGCCCTTCGAGCGAGCGGAACAACTGTTGCGGATCCTTGGCATCACCTTGCACGGTGATCGGCATATTCGGCATGTAGGAGAACTGCTGATCGACCTTCGGCGGTTCAGACTTGGGCTTGGCCTGTTCGAGCGCCTGGGCGACTACCGGAGCTGTCGGTGCCGGCGCTGCAGCTGCAATCGAGCGAGCCACGTCACCAGGCGCCGCGCCCTTGTCCTTGTCGGCCTTCGCCAACTGCTCGTCCTCGCCGAACAGCTTCTTGCCGAGCCAACCACCTATGCCCTCCCCGCCCATACCGCCGAAGGCCGCACCAATGGCACCACCGATGGCGGTACCAATGATCGGCACGACTGAGCCAATCGCCGCTCCTACAGCACCGCCAGCCAGGGCACCGGCCAAACCGCCCGCCGCGGTGCCGTAGCCTTCGGCTTTCTCGTCCTGGGTTTTCGCGTTGAGGGCCGTGTCAACCAGGGTCATGCCGGCATCGAACACTTTCCCGCCCGGCAGTTTCCCAACGAACTTGGAAGCCTTGCCGACGGTACCCAGCACCCGCCCCATTCGTCCGACCTGCGTCGCAGCCGGAGCCATGCTCACCGCAGCCGATACAGCTGCGCCACCGACGCGACCTCGTCGGCGCCGACGGCGGCGCCTGCCGCCTGGCTCTGGGGCTCCTGCCGACGAGCCCAGCCCGCCGAGATCCCTGGCATTGACGACGAAGACTCGCTGCGGCTCATTGCCGAGCACGCCACCTGCGTCGTTTGCTGCAGCGCCACCAAACACTTTGCCAAGCACGCCAAGGCCGGCATCCACCGCCTTGTTGCCAGTTTCAGGAACACCGACACCGCCAGCAGCACCGCGTCCCATTCGCCGCCCACGCATGACGTTCCAGGCCCCGCGCCCGATCTTCGCCGTGCTGTACAGGGTGATCAGCGCACCGATACCCGCAGTGATGCTGGCAATGCCCATTACTACGCCCGGCGCCTTGTCCGACAGCTCCGTCAGTTTGTGTGCCACAAACTTGATGCCCAGCCCGAGCTTGTCCGTCACCGGGCGGATGGCGTCACCAATACTGCGCATGCCGTCATCGATCGACTGGAACGTTTCTTTCCAGATCTGCGATGACGTTTCGCGCCGCTCTGCAAGGTTCTTGTCGAGAATGCCTGCGACCTTTTTCGCGTCGGCCGAGTCGGCTTTCAGCGTGCTGTACAGGCCCCGGTTCTGCGCGTAGGCGGTCAGCGCCGCCTTGACCTGCATGTCAGCGAACACGTCGCCGGTACGCAGGCTTTTCTCCAGGGCTTCCAGCGCCGCCGTGGCCTTCTGCGGGTCAACCTCCTTGTCGATCTTGGCCTGAGCCTCTTTCAACTGCTGGGCTTTCTTCGGGTCAGTCTTCTCGACGTACTGCACCGCCAACCCCATGGACGCCTCAAAGACGTTCATTCCCTTTTGCAACCCAGTATTCAGCGACTTCTGGTAGTTGATCCCGACCTTTTCGTAGTTTCTCTGGATGTCACCCGAGCCGATCTTCTCCATCCAGTTCTTGAAGTTGTTCGCCGCTTCGTCGGAGCTGCCGGCGGTCTTCATCTGCACCTGCAGCATTGCCCCCAGCGACGTGACCGCATCCAGGCCAGTGACGCCGCCTTTCTCCATACCGGCCAACAGCTGCGGGAACCACTTGGCCATGTCGGACGCCTCGAACGAACCGGCCTGGCCTTGGTAGGCAATCGCCTCCAGGGCCTGCTGCATGACCTTCGGATCGGTGATCTTGGCGTTCTGCTGCAGCGCCTGGATCATCGCCGCCGTGTCGACGCCCGACGAACCTTGACCGATGGCGAATTTCGCCGCCGTCGGTGCGTAGGCCATGGCCTTTTCCACGTCCATGCCGGCACCAACCAGTTGGTTGATCAGGTCCGCCACGTCATTGCGCGACATACCGGTATCACGCGAGGTGTTGATCACCGCCCGGCTCAGCTGGGCCTCTTGCGGCTTGTTGACGATATCCGACTTGATGGCAATGTCGCGGATCACAGCCTGGTAATCCGCGCTGATCTTCGTCGGGATCGCGGCCATGCCAACGCCGACAACCGCGGCGCCGATGTTTGACTTCAGCGAGGACTTGCCCGCATCGATCTGCTGCCGTCCCTTCTGCTGCAGATCTGCTGCCTTCGCTTCACGCCCGAGGCGCTGGTACTCCCGAGCCAGTCGCCCGACCTCGACGCCCTGTTTCTTCAGGACATCGAGATTGCCTTCCAGGCGACGCAGCAGACCGGATGCCGCTGCCGACCCGCTGTCATGGGCCTTCTTCCATTCGTCCCGAAGCTTGATCGTTTCGCCGATGGTGTTCTTCAACACCTTGGCCCGGCTGCCCTTGTCCTCGAGCTTCTTGATATGTCCCTGGGCAGTGCCGAATGCCGCACCGAGCGATGCTGCAACGGCGCCGCCGATTTCCAGCGCTATCGCCAACTTTGCCATGCGCTACCCTCCTGCAGGCTCAATCCGTGAGCCACCAGACGATGTCCATCCAGGACATCACCGAGATCTCTGCTGCCGAGAAACCCAGCTCTGCAGCCAGCCGTTTGGCCAGCTGCTTCTGGGTCTGCGGGTCAAAGCTCGTCGTCTTGCACCAGGCGAAAATAGCCGGCCTGTAAGCGGGTGTAGTCCTTCAGGGCCAACCCTTCGAGATCCTTCACACTGACCTCGGCCAGCGAGGCAAACAGATTCAGTTCACGCTGCTCATCATCGCCATCGGCGGTGACCTGGGCGGCGCGGATATCTCGAACCGTCGGTGCCCGCAGGGCCAGCGTGTCGACCTTGACGCCGTTGCACTCGGTCGGCTTGCTCAACTTGACGGTTACACGGTCGACGTCGACCTGCAGGAAAGCGGGAATTTTCTTGGTCATGGGTGTGTTGTCCTTGTAGTGAGGGTTACAGGCCCAGGGCCTGGCGTTGCGCGGCGAGCTGGTCGACACCGTTGATGACCCGTTTCATGCCCAGGGCATCGATCTCGTAGACCACGCGTCCGTCGACCTCGAGCTTGTAATAGGTCACTGCGACGTTGTGCTTGATCTCGGCCTTGTCGCCTGGCTTCCAGTCGCCCATGTCGACCTCTTTCAACGCCCCGCGCAGGGTGACGATGACCGGGGTGATCTTGCCCTTTAGGCCCTTGTAGGCCCCGCGGAAAGTGCCGTTGAAGGCGGTACCGTCAGCCAGGCCGAAGAACTTCAGCGAGTCGCGGCGCACGCCAGTGGTGGTGAAACCGGCCTCCTGTTTCTCCATGCCCTGGTCCAGCTCCACCGGCATGTCCATGCCGCCGGCGCGGTGCTCCTCCATCTTCAGGGTGAGCTTGGGCAGCGTCAGGCTGGGCACGTCGCCCTGGAAACTGATGCCGTCGACGAACAGGTTCAGGTTGGCCAACGTTTCGGGAATCATTGCCATGAGGTTTACTCCTTATGCGGCGGCGTCGAGGACTTCGGTCAGCCACTGGTCGGTGACCTCGACGCGGAAGTTCGGGTTTTCAGCAGGCGGGACGTCGGTGAAGCGGATGTTCCAGTACACCTTGCCCTGCGCCAGCTGGCTGGTGGTGTTCAACTCAGGGTCGGCGAAGACCTCGAAGTTGATGATCGCGCCCTGGTTTTTCAGGTCGCGCATGAAGGCCTGCAGACCCTCGGTGACGTCCTTGACGTAGGTGGCAGTGATCGAGCGGTCGACGGCCCATTTGTGGCCGTAGAGAATCGCGTCCATGACGATATCCATGGTTCGCACGCGGGTGACGAACGCCCACTTCGGATCGCTCGACAGGGTGCGGTTGCCCCACAGGCGGTAGCCGTCGTCGCGGATAATGGTCGTCACGTTGGCGTTGTTCAGCAGGTTCGCCCGGCACGTCTCGTCACCGTCGAGGAACTCGACCGGACGCGAGGTACCGGTGATGCCGACAAACTCCTTGTTCGAGGGCGAGGCCCAGAAGCCGTACTCGCTGTCGGTCCAGGCGAACAGGCCGGCGACATAGGCCGAGCTGGACGCGTTGACGGTCGCGCTGGTGTCCGTGTCCCAGTACTGCACACCGGGATCGACCAGAAAGGCCCGCTTGGCCCCGAACTCGCCGGCATAAGCGATGGCCGCTTCGTCGGTGGTGTTCGGGCCGTCGAGGATAGCGAGGCCGCGCAGCTTGTCGGCCAAGGCCACCAGCGCGGTGCCCACGGCTTGGGTCGCGCTGTACTTCGGTGTCACCAGCAGCCGCGGCTGGGCGTTGAATCGGCTCTTGCCATCGAGCAGCGCCTGCAGGCCGGTGCGGGTGCCGTCAGCCTTCGTGCCACCGATGATCGCCGAGACTTGCTCCGCAGGATCGGCCAGTTTGTCCACGCCGCAGGCCACGATGACGGCCTTGGCTCGTGTGTAAATCGCCCGGCAAGCCTTGGTGATCGCGGCATTCTGGCCGAACGCCGCGACCGCCTCGCGCTCACTGGTGATCATCACCAGGTCATTCGCATTGGCCTTGGCGTCAGGGCCAGGGGTGAAGGTGTCGACCAGGCCTATGATCGATGACGACGGCAGCGCGATGGTGCGCGCTCCGGTATCGACGTTCGTTACGGTAACGCCGTGAAAGAAGCCCATTAGAGTCTCCAGATACGAAAAAGCCCCGCATGAGCGAGGCTTTGGTGGGTGATGATTTCAAATGGCGGAAATGAAAACGCCCCGTCGGTGCGGGGCGTTATTCGAGTTCGGCAGCCAGCCAAGGCGGAGCCACTGGCCGATGTTCGGCCAGCGGAAACTCGCCGTTTTCGGGCCAGTTTCGGAGGCCACGGCGGTATGCCTGAAGCTCGGAATACTGGGCGGAAGTCAACGTGGTTGCGACACCTTCTTCAATCTCGTCGCGATGACGCGAAACAACACCATCCGTTTCTGCTAACTGCACATCACGCCAGTCTCGTTCAACTGCCGCGAGAAACTCCGGGGATGGCGGAGGCGGATCAGCAAGCACCGGGCGCCCATCATCGCCCCAGTCAATAACCTTGCCTTCCGCCTGCCCAGCCCCCAGCGCAGCGTGTTCATCAGCAGAAATTTCTACAACGTCATCTGGCATAGAAGCATGAATAGACACGTCAAAAAAACTGCGAGTGGATTTTGATGCGAACATAAACTCCCCCTTTAATAGCCGATGGCGAACCATTCAAAAGAAAGGGCCTGGGCGACACCGGCCTGGCCTGACGGCGACAGCGTTGTATAGAACGTAGCGTTTTGAGCGGTGTAATCGCCGACACTTGCTGTCGCGTTGTACGCCCCATGGTTCCTTGGTGTTGTCAGCACTCGACGGCACGCGTTTGGGAACTGGATAGGGAACGTAACAAGCACAGTACCAGACGCATTAGCTGTTCCGAGACCCCATTGAAAAACCAGGCCGCCCGGCATCTTCTGGAATCCAAAATTTGTTAGCTGAGCAATGCCGGCGCCATTTGTTGCCAGGATTGTCGATGCAGACAAATAGATAAATTCGATAGCCGAACCCGGCTGGATCGTGACAGAACTCGGATCAGCCCCCGCCAAGGGAGCACCAAAAGCCATCCCAGCAGGCGCCTTTACGGTAATTGCATTCGTTGCAGCCCCGCACTGTATGTAAAACGAAACACCGGGCCGCACCGTTGAAAATGCTGGAAGAGTTATCACGCCATTAGAAGCTAAAATATTTGCGAGAATCACGAAGCCAGCCTCAGCCGCCGTTAGCGCGACGCTTGCATCAATAATTCTCACACCAGCTTTACTGCCCAATGACCGCTGCACAAACTCCGAAGTTGCAGACCGCTGACTGCTATCGAACTGCGGCGGGGTGGGAGTCGTCGGCGTCCCCTGAAAAGCCGGAGAGTTGAGCGGCGCAAAACCTTGAGTGATGTTCTGAAACACCAGGGCCGTCGAGCCGAGGACGATCGCCCCGTCTGTCACCAACTGCCAGCGCGTGTCGGCCAGGGTCGTACCCTGCTCGACAGATACAATCAGGGCCGAAGTAACCTCTGAACTGGCATCAGCATCTGCCGCCCGAGCCCAGGCACCAGCCGCCGCGACATACAGGCCGTTATCCTTGGCCACGGTCTGGCTTTTCACCAGTACCCGGTCACCCGCCACCAGGGCGATGCCGTCGATAGTCTGAAGCCCAGCCAAAGCGATATTGGCCGTGGTGGCCACCCGGACAGACTGTTTACTGTCGAGCTTGTACAGCTCTTCCATGATCCGCTGATCGACATACTCGCGAGTCGCCAGCACCACGGCCGGGTCAATCTTCAGCGTGATATTGCCAGTGCTGGAAACGATAAAGTTCATCCGCACGACTTGAGTACGGCCAGAGCCTTGCGACAGCACCGGCTTGAAACTCGGCGCGCAGTTGGCCACCGCTACCAGATCCCCGTCAGCGTCATACAGGCCGATTTCACGAATCCAATGCCCGCCCTCGTCCGCCGGGATAATCTGCTCGGCGATGATCACCGCCGGGTTGACCGGGTCAACCCTGAGCTGATTCAGCGGCCGCCGGCGCCATTCGTTGATCAGTCGGGTTTGCGCTGCATTGGGAATCGGGTCGGTATTGTTGGCATCCCCAACCCCCATATCTGTGATTTTCCAGGGAATGCCGAGCGCGTCGGCGTTCGCCTGTTTGGCCATGCCTACGTTCGTGAGGATGGCGAAAAACTGCGAATTCGCATCAATCATAATAAACGTCCAGGGTGTCTATGGAGTGTTCGCGTCCGACCACGCCGAAAGCGCCGGTGACTTCAATGTCACGCATGACGGGCGGGTAAACGTCGATTTCGTCACCTTCGTACACGGCGACACTGATGTTCAAAGCCCCTTGAGTTTCAAGGCTGATTGCGAGGCCGGTTAGGTGCCTGCTGACGGGCTTGGCGTCATCGATCAGGCGCTCCAGCTCCTGATACATTTCTTCTGTGATCCCGGTCTCAAGCACACCGACCTTGAGCGCAAAGGTTCCAGGCACACCTTCGGGCACGGTGTTGAACCACTCGATGATTTCGATCAGGTAACCCAGCGGCTCGACCACACGCCGCAGAGCCCCAATGGTGCCTTTATGCGCATGGATGTAATACGAGGCCTTGATCGCCGCGCGCTTGACCGGCTCGCTCCAGCTCGGCTCCCACCTGTCAACCGACCAGGCCCAGGCAAGGTACGGCAACAGATGAACCGGGCAGGTGTCGGGGTTGTATAGCGTTCGAAGCGGGATCTCAGTCACTTCTTCCGTGGCGACTTCAATGCCCCGCTCCAGTAGGGTGCTGTTCAACGGCAGCAGACTTTTCATGTCAACTACCCCGCGTCACGCTGACGCTTTCGCACCAGGCCGCTTGTGCTTTGGTCGGGCGGATATCCGACCAATCCATCAGCTCCACCCGGCGAACGCCGGCAATGTGCAACTGAGCATCCACCCCTGACCGCGCCACCTCTTGCCCCAACCGGCGCCGGGGATTCACCCAGGCCTCGAGGCGCTCCTTGCATTCAGCCAGGATGGCTTCGTTCTCAGGACCAGTACCCGACATGTACACGACAGCGTCAACCCGGTACGGCAGGATCTCAGCAGCCTGAACAGTGAGCCGGTCGGCTACTGGACGCACATCGTCATCACTCAAATGCACCCGCACCGCCTCCAGCAAATCCGGGGAAGCCAATCCCGTGCCTTCCAGGTCCAGCACGGTGACGACCACTTCGGCCGGGGCCGGGCTCTCTGCCGTGGCGTCTGCGACACGCCCCGAAGCATTGCGCGCATGCAGGATGTAGCTGTTTCGCGGGCCGGCGGTGGTCAGCCCCTCATAAACCAGTTGCACGCGCTCTCGTAGGGCATCGTCGCCCTCGAGAACCCGTTCCACCGGAGGCACCGCGTTCAAGTCCTCTGCCTGCACCTCCAGCCGCTGCAGGTTCACATTGCCGGCCAGCTGGTCGAGGTCGGCACCCGTTGCATAAGCCAGTAGCAGACACTTCGCAGCATCGTTGACCCGCGCACGATTCTGCATACGGCGAAACGCGCCCAGCTCGAGGAGCTTGGTGATAGGGTCACTCTCGAGCAGCGCATCCCACTTATCGCCCATGTACTCGCGGAAGCGCTGCAGCTCTTCGCGGTAAATCTCCTCGAAGTCCAGGCTCTCCAACACCTGCGGCGCCGGGAGCTGCGATAGGTCCACTGCGCTCATACACTCACCTCCATCACTGCGCTGTCACCCAGATACTCGCCGGTCAGTTGCAAGCTGATCTGCCCGTCGACAACGGCCACAACGCGCACGCGCTCCAGCCGTAGCCGCGGCTCCCACCGGCCCAGAGCGCGGGCGACCTCGGCCTGTACCGCGCTCTTCCAACCTTCATTCACCGGCAAGTCCACGTAGCGGCGTAACTGGCACCCGTACTCCGGACGCATCCGCCGGCTGCCGACCGTGGTACCGAGAATGTCCTCGATGGACTGCCGCAGGTGCGCCAGGCCGGAGACCGGCTGCCCCGTTCGACGATCCATGCCGATCACGGTCAGGCCTCCTTGAAGTCGCGCCGGTTGCGCATGTAGGCCAAGCCAGAAGCATCATCGCCCGCGAGGGTGACCTGCCCCTGTACAACCTCAAGCACCAGCCAATCGGGCAGGACCAGCGTGCGCCGGGAGTACTCCTGGTCGATGAAGGTGACTGCCTTGCTGGGTTGCGGTAAGGGCTCGACGACCTCGCCGGTTTCTTTTTGTGTCTTGGCCATGGAACCTCCAGGCATAAAAAAGCCCGCGCTGGGCGGGCTCTGGTCAGTGTTTGTGATTTGCCGTGTTGCCGGCGGTGTCGATGATCCGGCCACCTCCGTTGATGTCGCCCGTCACCGTGAGCGGACCGTTGATCGTCACCGGGCCGGTCAGGGTGATTGAGTCAGCCTGCGCGCTGATGCTGCTGGACTTGGCCGTGATGGTTTCCTCCGTCACCACCGCCTGCGAGGCGCCCACCTGAACGGTCACGGTGCCGCTGGGCAACTGAATGGTGTAGCTCTTGGCCTTCCAGTCGTAGATCAACGAGCCGCCATCGTCGAAGCGCCAGGTCTCGACGTGGTCGCGGTTGTCCGGCTGGGCGCCGGCGTTGCCGTACAGCCCCGGCACGAAGGTGCCCTGAGCGGGATCGCCGCTCGGGCTGATCAGGGCACCCTGCTCGTCCAGGCTCGGTGCCCGCCAGTGACGCGCCTTACCCGCCGCCTGGCTGTGCCAACGCACCCAGGCGCTGGTCCAGTCGCCGCCGTCCGAGACTCGGACCATGGCGGCGGCGAGGTCGACCGCGACCACCCGACAAGGGATTACCAGGCTGGCCAGCATGCGGTCGTGCATTGCCGATGCGTAGCTCACTCCATGGCCTCCGGTGGCAGGTAACTGCCTTCACTGCCTGGGCCGGTGTCAGGGACGAAGCCCCAGACGATCGAACCGGGCGGCTGATTGGGCCAGGGCCACTCCTCTTCTCCGAGGTAGATGATCTGGGTCCACTCCACTACCCAGACCGCGTAGCCATCCAGCTCCGGGCGGGTCCAGTCCTGGGCAGCCCTGACGAACTTGGCCGGCTCGACTTCAATTCCCCAGGTCTGCATACGCAGCAACACGGTTAATTGAGCAGCTGAGAACGCAGCGATGCGCAGGCTGTGCTCCTCCTCACCCGCCACAATCACCCGCGCCTCGAAGCGCGCCTCCACCCCGACTTCCCCCGTGCCGGGGTCCAGCCCCGGCTCCCATTCGACCATCTCGATCACCACCGCGGGGATTGCGATGTGATCAAGCCTGTCCGACATGGCGCGCACAAACGCCAATGCAGGCAGTGTCCGAGCGATATGCTCCTCAATCGCCGTGTACAAACGATCGAGGGGAATCGGATCTTCAGCCATTGCCAACCCTCCCCAAGAGTTTCTGCAGCTCGTAGTTGAGCTCTTGTCTCATCACCACCAGCAACCGCTGGTGGGCCTTGTTGGTCCACGACTCGAAGTGCGGTCTGACGTCTTCCAGCGAGATCATGGCCTTGGCAAGCGGGAAGCGGCTGCCGTTCTCGGCGATCCAGCCCGAGCTAGCCCCGCCTCCACCCGAAACATCGCTGTTTGGGTAGTCGCTCACCTTGAAGTGCTTACTGGCCGTACGGATCCAGATGTCAGGACTACCTCCGTAAACCGCTTTGTAGAACGCGCCCTGGTAGCGACGGCCAGCCACCGAGACACCGGCGCGGGTTTGCCGTGGCCGGCCAGCACGGCTGGCCGCAATTGGATCTAGGCCGAACCAGAGCTTGCCCTGCCCATTGCTGCCGACCGGATAAGCCCGCAACCGCTGGCGAACCGAGGCAACGGCGATCCGCTCCTGCTGGGCGACCGATCTACCGACATGCGTGCGAAGCCAGCGGAGCGTCTTGTTGATAGCTCGGCGTTGGGCTGCAGCGATGACCTTGGGAGCCAGCGCCGCGAACTCTTCGAACCGTGCAACCTGCTGGGGTATCGCCTGCAGGGTGATCATCCCGGTGTCAGAAGACAGCTTGTGATAACTGCCGACGCTCATGGCGACTTCCTCAATACAAGAGCGACCAGCCCGTCGCCGCCTGGCTCGATGCTGGCGATGGTATAGGTACCACCGCCGTCCTCTTCCGATAGATCAATCTCCACCCTTTGTCGGGTCTGTACACCGGCGTTGTCTGCGACACGAATGACCAGGTGAGGCTCGCGCAGGGCCGTGGTGATGCGGCCGAGCTTCGGCTGCAGCCACGGCGCGGAGAACATCCCTAGCACCTCGCGCCCCTCGATCCGGGCAGTGTCACCCAGGGTCGAGAACACGGCGTCATCGACATCGCGTATCAGATCGCGAATGCCCATGATCAGAGTTCCAGGAGGATCTGCGCCAGTGGCCGAGTGCACAGGTGCAGCGGGTTGGACTGCGCTTCGCCGGCCATGCCTTTGCCGAAAGGCATTGGCTCGATCTTGCCGTAGTACGGCACGCCTTCGGTGTTGACTGTTTCCATGTAGTCGGCCGGCGCAAATACCGAGATATACAGATCCGGAACCCCCTCGGGGATCAGCAGCGCCTTGTCATCGTGAACAAAGGCCACGCCTGCGATCTTGCCGCGATAGCGCTCCCAGACGATCCCGCCGAACTCGAAGCTTTCACGAGCGTCACCGCGCAGCGCTGCTGCCTGCTGACTGGCCAGGTAAGTCTCCTTCACTGAGCGGTGAACAATCAGCTTGTTCCAGAAGTTCTTCCCGCAAAAAGCGCGGGATCCGCTGCTGGTGATGCTACCCAGCGCCTCCTCCTGCAGGTCCAGCGCCTCGCCACATTTCACCCGCAACTCGGTATCGGGACTGGCGAGGCCCATGGACATCTTCTTGCGAGTTACCCCGAAGGTCTTGTAGATATCCAGGAGAACGGTCTTACCGTCCGCATCGAGGATCTGGCCGTTCAGAGCCCCCATGCGCTGGAACTCATGGGTCACGTCCAGTTGTCGACGGCACTTGGCCAGACGCTTGTTGACCACGTCCTGTACTGATTGCAGTTCCGACCGCGTACCGAAGGCACGAATGCCCTGGATCTCGTCGGCCTTGATGGTGAAGCGCTGAGGCAGGTGCACGGTGTTGAAAGGGATAAGGTTGCGCTTGCTGCTGCCAACCACCAGCCCCGAGGTGCCACGCTCACCGGCAGGCACCAGAGCCAGGGTGTCACCGTCCTTTTCGATCTGCACCGTGAGGGTGGGAATGCCTTCCTCATGAAACAGGCCCAGGCTGCTGATACGGCCCGGCAGGTACTCCTGTTCGTTGATGGCGGCAGTGAGGGACGACACGGAAAACGCCTCGTCGCTGAAGATCTGAATGTCAGCCATGAATCTTTCTCCAGAAAGCAAAAAACCCGCTCAAGCGGGTTTGGGATTTATCTGATGGATAGCGGCACCGTGTGCGGTTACCTTTTAAAGGTCCGTCCGGGTAGCTGTCCTGGCCCCTTTCGAGGCTGCCGACTGTAATCTGCCCGGGCGGACTCTTTTGATATCAGCGAACAATCACAAGGTGGGTGGCCAGGGCCTTTTCAGCGGCAGGATCCAGGCCGGTGAGGTGCGCTTCGCTGACCTCGGCCAGACGGACCACAGCACGGCCTCGCCGCACCACGTCAGACTCGCCCAACGGGCCATAGAGAATCGCCTGGGCGTTCTCGCTGCCGTCTTCAGCAGTCGGGTTGTAAGGGGCGAACTCACCGGTCGCAGTGACCAGCCCGAGGATCTGGCCGGGCTCCAGTGCTGGGCCGGCCTGAACGTTGATGGCTTCGCGAGAAATGGTGCCGGCGCCCTCGGACAGCAGGAACTCACCCGCGTGCATTGGCTCTCGTTGAGTGGTCATGGTCTTGCTCCTTTTGCGGATGGGTTATGTGCGACCTGGCGGGCAGCCCAGATGGAGGGCTGATCAATCTGCTTGGCCTGCACCTTGGGTGGTGGGTCGCTTTCCAGCGGCAGGCTGCTGTCGATTTCAAAGCCCTTGCCGCTGCTGACGATCTTGTCGAACAGACGAGCCCGAACCGCCGACGCATCCAGGCCAGCCTTGACGTACTCAACGCTGAACTCGGGCAACCGAGCTGCGACACAAAGGTCATGCACGGCCTTGGCCCGATCCAGCGCAGCCAGGACGATCGACTCGCTTTCCAGCTTGGTGGACGCAAGCAACGGCTCCACCAGATTGCTGATGCCCCCCGCGGCGCAGCGCTGAGTGATCATCAGGGCCAGCTTGGACGCATCGGCGACGGCCGGCGCAGGTGTCGGGTTGTCAGGCTCCGGCTCGGGATCCGACTCCGGCGGTTCATTGAACTGAGCGAGCAGCTCAGCAGGAGCATGCTGGTAGCGTTGCAGCACCACGCCCTGGCCGAGACAGGCCTTGACCTTCACTCCGTCGCCAATTTCGTCCGCCAGCCCCAAGGCCACCGCCTCATTGGCAGTCAGCCAGGTTTCAGCATCGACCAATCGCCGCAACTCGGCCTCATCGATGTCCGGCGCCTTCGCCTTGTAAGCGGCAATGATGGCTTCCATCGTCTGGTCGAGCACATCGGCCACCTTGCGGAAGTCTTCGGCATCGCCCGAGGCGTAGGTCCACGGGTTGTGAATCATCAGCATGGCGTTGCTCGCGATCACCACCTTGTGCGCGCCGCATACCGCGACACTGGCCGCGCTGGCCGCCAGGGCATCGATACGCCCCGTGCAACGCTCGCCCAGGCGCGCCAATGCGTTGTGCATGGCCAGTCCGTCGAACAGGTCACCACCTACGCTGTTGAATGCGGCGATCACCGGAGAAACACCGTCATCCAGGGCGCGCAGATCCTGCACGAACTGATTGGCGGTGATGCCCCAGGTGCCGATCTCGCCGTAAACGAAAATTTCAATGAGCCGTTCCGTGGCTTCGCCGTTGACCTGCAACGCGTACCAGGTCTTGTCCTTGACCTGCACTTGCTTGCCGGCGCGGTTGTAAATGCGCGGTCGCGCTGTTTTGCTCATGGTTGCTCCTTGTCGTCGAGCGGCTCGACGGCATCAAGGGTTGTGTAGTTGAGGCCCAGGCGGGTTGCCCGAGCCAGATCGGCGGCGTTTTCTGCATCGACCGTTTCAGCGTCATAACCGTTGCGCAAACACATCTCGCTGCGGGATCCGAATCCAGCCTGCACCTCCATACGACGTGCCTGTACGTCCTGTACCGGCTGAATGTAGGCCCAGCCCTGCGGAACCCAACGCGTGCGCAGGTATTCGCGGCGTCGTTGCGCGTAGTCGGCTAGCATCACGGCCCCCGACAGGACCGCCATGTCCAACCACGCTGCCCGTACCGGCCTGCAGAGCTGGTGCACATACACACCGAACTGCAGCTGCTCCAAGCGCCGCCGAAACTCGTTGAGGACCACCCGTAACGCCCGGTCATTAACCTCGCGCATGTCACCGGTGAGGATCTCGTAAGGCGTGCCCGTACCCGCAGCAGCGGCCATCAGTTGCTGTCGCATGAAGTCCGGGTAGTTGTTGCCCGCGTCCGGCGGCTTGGAGAACTCCACCTCCTCACCCGGCGCCAGCTCCTGCATGGTTCCGGGCTCCAACGCGACCATGGGCGTGAAGCCATCATGGTCGAGCGTCAACAGCTGACCGGTGACCGGGTCCCGCGGCTCTGGGCCTGACTCCGGGGGCGGCCGACTGATGAAGCCGGCGAACAGGTTGGCCACCTCCTGCCGGAACAACACGGCGTCGTCGTAGTTGTCGAGGCTGCGCAGGCGTTTCAGAACCGGTGAAAGGCGCGGCACACCGCGCAGTTGGCCCGGCTCAACCGGCTCGAAGATGTGCAGCACCTGAGTGGCCGGCACTCGCACCAGTTGGTTGTAGCCGGCGTTCAGCGATGTGGCATCACGCGGATGGGCCAGGTACATCCAGTACGCCACCCGCTTGCCGCCTGGGGTGAACTCGATCCCGGCGCGAATGAAGTTGCCGTCCCGCGTGGTCTCGTACTTGTCGTGGGGAACAAACTCGGGCGCCAGCGCCTGGAGCTGGAGCGGAACCGCAAGGCCCTCCTCCAGGCTGCGTGGACGCAGTCGCACAAAGCACTCGCCCGAGGTCTCAACCGTCCGGGCGACCAGCGCCTGCTGGCCATAGAAATCGGTACGATCATCGGCGTCCGACTCATCGACCCAGTCGTCCCACAACTCCTGCAGCAGCTTGCGCAGGGTGTCGTCTTCGATTCTCGGCCTCGGGGTGATGCCTGTGCCGATCAGGTTGCTGGCGCGCTTGTCGATCACGTTGAAGGCATACGGATCATTGCGAACCGCTGCCCGCGAACGGGCACGCAGGTTGCGCAGCGCTGGGGTGTTGATGCTGTTGATCCCGTTGTCGGGAGCATCCCAGCCAGTGGACCGACGGCCCTCTCCGGCGCCTTCGTAACTGGCCTTGATGTTCGACGGCAACAAGAATCCGCTACGGCTCAGCGTCGGATAATGTCGGGCCATCAGACTCCTTTGCCTCCGTGATAGATACGGACCACGCGGGAGCGCGGCGCGGCCGAGTTGGCCAGGGAGGTGCGGATCTCATCGCGAGCCCTGATCAGCTCGTCGATAGACCGGTATTCCACGGTACGGTCGCCGTAGCGCACGGTTTTCTCACCGCGAGCGATGGCCCCCTCGACCGCGTCAAGGTGCTTCTTGGTAAAGGACATATCAGCGTCTCTTCAGGTAACCGCTGCTGGAGCTGCGGCGTGGAGGTGGTGCAGCCGGTCGCGATTGCGCAGCCGGTGCAAGAGGTTGCGGTGCGGTTTGTTGCGCTGCGGATTCAGGCACCGACACATCGGCACTGCTGAGGCGCTCGCCCTGAACAGGCTTGACGCCTTGGGCATCGTCGAACAACCCGGACTGAGCCAGCGCCTGACGGACCCGCTCCCAGTCGTGTTCCTTGTAACGGTTGAGGCCCAAGTAATGGGCCATGGCTAGGCAATACACCATCAGGTCGAGCGCTTCGTTTCGCTCGGCCTTGCCCTTGACCCACTCGATGCGCTTATGGCCGCGCACGTAGCGAGCGACCTTGCGCTCCGCGACACACTGCGCGAAGAAGTCATCGGGCAAGTCATTGGCGAAGTGCAAGGCACCTGGCCCGGTCTCGAACGGATAGCGGTTGTAGATCCAGTCCTTCGCCGTGTCAGTACCGACAAACCACAGCTCGGCACCACCCCGCTCCGTCTGGCCCTTCCAGGTGACATCCACCATGGACGGCCGCTGGGCAATCACTGGTTTACCGGGCTTGCTCGCACCCTTGATGGCAAACACGTTGCGCCAGCGCCGTACACGGCAGAACTGGTAGACCTCGTCCGTGTGGTGACCGCCGGAGTCGACCGCCACCGCCAGAATGCCCAGGCCGACGCCGCACGGATGGCGATACTTGGCCTTGAGCAACTCGTCCAGTGCCGCCCAGGTGCGCTCGTCCGCGGGGTCGCCCGCGACGATCTGGTAGTCGATGACCCAGCGTTCCATACCGACGCCCCAGCCCATCGCCATAAACTCCAGGCGGTTGGCTTGTACGTCGACAGCGCCGGTAATCATCAACACGCCGGCCGGCATCGAGCCAAGGCCGTAATCCTCCAGCCGCGCCCTGGCTTTCAGGGTGTCGGCCTTGGTTTGCTCTTGCGCGGAGTCCCAGACCTTCGCCAGACGGGTGTTGTAAAACACCTGCATGGGCTCAAGGTCGCCTTTAGCCTGGGCCTTTTTGGCCTTCTCGAACTGCTTGGCCAGGGACCGCCAGTCCATCCAGCCCGGCGGCGAGTACAGCGCATTGAGGTGGAACCCGATTGTCTCGCCGTCACCCTCGGCGTGGGCGCGCCATTCGCCTTTGGCAAGCATCTCGCCCTTGTGGTGTTCCTCAATCAGCACGTCACAGTCAGGGTTTGCACACTGGTAATGCACAATGCTGTAGTCCTTCGAGTAGTACAGGCGCTCCCATTCCAGGGTTTGCATGTGCCCACAGGTCGGACAAGGGACGTAGAAATAACGCTGGTCGCTACCCTGGAACAGATCGTCGATCCGGGAGGCGCCCTTGATCGTCGGCGAGCTGGAGAAGTAGAACTTGGCGTTACGGCCAAACGTACTCCCCCGCGTCTCCGCCAGCTCGATAGGGTCGCCCTCTTCCCCCACGTCCACCTGCCATCGGTCAATCTCGTCACCGTAGACATAGCGCGCCGACAGCTCGGCCAAGTTGGCCGCCGACCCGGCGGTGGTGACGTACAACGAACCACCCTCGAACTCCTTGGTGTCCATGGTGTTGCGCGCATCCCGCGAGCGACTGGAGGCCACGCGCTCGCGCAGAACCGGGGTAGCCTTGATCGTTTTACTGATCCGGGACGACACCCGCTTGGCCAGGCCAAGGCTGGGCAACAGCGCCAGAATGTTCGACGGCGCCATGTGAATCAGGCCGCCAATCCAGTTCAAGGCGATCTGCGTTTTCATCAACTGCGAGGCCACCATGGTGACCACTCGCTTACAGGGGTGAGCCGGTGACAGGCAACGCATGGGCTCGCGTGCATACGGCGTGCGCGAGGTGCGGTACTGGCCAGGCTCGGCGGCACCGGCATCACGCGGGATGCGCATGTAATCGTCGGCCCACTCATTGATCCAGAGATCCGGGTCAGGTCGTAGCCCTCGGAAATACGCCTCGCGGTACACCTCTGCACCGTCAGGAAATTCCGTGGGCATGGGCTTAACTCGTTAGGTCGTGTTCAAGGTCCGCCGAGGACAGCCGCTCGGCATCCTCCAGCGAGCGGCGGAGCGCCGCCGTCAGGTGCTTCTCGATTTCCCAGGGGTCTGTCATCGCCGCCAGCTCGGGGGCCAGTTGCGGCGGCATACCCAGCAACTGATCGCGCAGCAAGCGACCAGCGTTGTAAGCGCCGGTTTCCACGGCCTTCATGACAACCAGCGAGCCCCTGGCCTTGTGCAGCTCGATCTCCGCCAGCTGAGCAAGGTTGTGTTCGCGCAGTGCGCGGGCCTTCTGGAAGTCGGGGAGCTGCCCCGCAGGGGTGATCGCGGGCGGCGGCGCAGCCGTGGAAGTCGGCTCGGCTGAGGTGGAGAGCTGGCCGTAAACGTCGCGCTGGATCCGCTCCTGTTGATGGCGGTCGGCGACGGCGGTCTTGCTCGGGTCCGCGGTGTCGCGAATCAGCGCCTCGCTGGCCAGAACATCTACCAGCTTGCCGTCATCGGTCAGCACCAGTCGGTTGTTGTTTTTCAACCAGGTGATGTAACTGGGCGCCCTGCCAAGTCGAGCCGCGAAGGCGCTCTTTGACAGGAAAAGTGGTTCTGCCATGAGCCCTCCTTTTCAACGGCTTTTCAATGGAAACCTTTCAATTTCAATGGATTGAATTTCAGTAAGCTGGCAGCCCTGCCGCTAACACTTTCCCGCGGGTTCCGAGGCCCGTGTCCTCTGGATATCCCCAGGGTCCCCGGCATTTTCAGGCCGCCCCGCCGCTGCCGGGAGGCAGATCGGAAACGCCCAACCGCTTGGCGGCCCAGCGTTCGTACAGCCCGATGGCAACATCGGCGCCGGCCATGGCCGTCAGGCATCCAATCCCGCCTGCTGCCAGGATCGAAACCCCGGCAGCGTGCAACAGCATGATGGTGCCAAGCCCGCAGACCACGCAGGCCCCCGACCTCAATGCCAGGCGGCGAATCAAGGACCAGCCCCGGGCGCCCGCCTTGTCGGCTCGCCACATCTCCCCGGAAACACCGCCGACCAGTGAAAGGACAATCACCATCCAGATCGGCATATCCACCAGCGCTTGCTGCTCGTTCGTCATTCCCCTGCCCCTTAAACGCAAAAACCCGGCGCAAGGGCCGGGTTTGGTGAGTGTGGTGCCTGCCGCTCTCTGCGGTCGCACCTATCGAAGATGGCTACTTTTTACAGGTGGATTCTCATGGCAGCAACCCCACTTTAATGCCACCCGGTGAATATGTGGGCTACACCGGGCGAACGTCTGGCGAATGTCGGTGAATATCTACCCTCGGCATTCTGTTGCTTCGGCGTTGCCCCATATGTCCCATACCTCAAAATCTCTATGGGACACCTGAGAGCGCCTGAATTCGGGGCTTTGCCCCATTGTCCTATCTATTTCCTCTTTCTCTCGTGTAAAGAAGAAAATCTAAAAACACGCATGCGCGCGATAGCGCGTACAGGTCTGCGCCCTGCTCATGCGGGCGGACGGTGTTTCTGATGGGACAATGGGACACACCAACAAACACAAGGCCCGCGCCTGTCCCAATGTGCTTAAACGCAATGGGGCAAGCGCAGGCCATTGGGACAGCGATAGCCGTGAGGTCACGCAGCCTTCCCCATCAGCATGCCGTCGATCAATACATGAGCTTCGTGCAAGCGGCGGTAATAGGTCGGCGCACTGCATCCGCAATACAGCATTTTCTGCGACAGGAAGCTGTCGTGATTGCAGTAATGCTCCCGCACAAGAACCGACAGCTGCGCAGGCAGATGCTTGTTCACGATCAGTTCGATGTCCGCCGACTCGTCCAGCAGCACCCGACTGCCGCGAGCCCCCCGTATCAGCTCGCCTTTGCATTCCATCAGCATGGCAATCATGTTGCCGCCACCCAGCTCCGAACCACCCTCATGCGGGCTATGCAGATCCTCGGCCCACAGCTTCAGCATCTCGTCGATTCGCTTAATCAAAGCAAGGCTCCTCGAACGCTTCCCGCTGCAGCGCAGAGGCACCACCCCACCCGGCCGGCTTCTTGTAAGCCCAGGGCCGCTGGCCACTTTTCACCAACGCAGGTAAACGCACACGCCGCCAACCCAGCCGATGCATGATCGCTCCGACCCGTATCTGCTCCGGCTTGCCCCAGTGGCCATAGTCCAGTTTCAGCGCACTGGACAGTACCTCACTGCCGGTGGTGGTTTCGCCGATCTGCGACTCCTCAAGCCAGGTCAGAATCGGCCCTTCCCACTCATCCACCACAAAGCGTTCTTCTTGCTCTTCGCCGAACATCGCCGCTTCGTCCAACGTCACCCACCAGAGGTCGCCCGCCTCGTAGCAGAACATCGCCTCGGCCCACAGCTGATCGCGGATCTGCCGCAGCAGCTCAAGCTCGACCTTGGTACATGCCACCGGCCAATACCGGCGGTTGCCGGTGGCGTCCTTCAGGTACTCGTCCTGGTTGGTCGTGCCGACGAAAACACACTGGCGTGGCACGTCCATCGTTCTGCGGCCGTAACTCTCGCGGTAGGTATCGGTGGATGCCGAAAAGAACTGCTTGGCCTTGGTCGACTCGGCCTTGTTGAAACTGTCCAGCTCGCCCAGTTCGACAATCCACTTACCGCGGATCGCCTGAAACCCGTCCTTGTCGCCGAGGGCGAAAGGCGTGTCCATAAACCACTCGCCACCGAGGATGCTCATGGCGGTGGACTTACCAGCACCCTGCGCGCCCTCAAGGATCATTACCGAGTCAGCCTTGCAGCCGGGTTTCATCACCCTGGCGACAGCCGAGAGCATCCAGCGCTTGCCGACCTTGGACGTGTAGTCACTGGGCTTCACGCCCATGACGTCGGTCAGCCAGCTGTCCAGACGCGGCACCCGATCCCACTCGAGCTTTTTCAGGTATTGGCGCACCGGGTGAAAAGCATGGTCATGGGCAACCACACTGACCGCCTCGATCACATGGGATGCCTTGACACGCAAGTTGTACTGCTGTGCAAGCCACTTCATGACCCGCATATCGTCGATATCGGCCCAATCGCCTGTGCCGCCGCCATAGGGGGCAGCACGCAGCTTGACGATCTTCGAGCTAAAAGCGCTGTAGCTGATCACTCCGGCCCAGCGCTCGTCATTAGCCAGGATCAGCTCGACGTTCTGCATGTGCGCGATCAAGGCACCGCTTTCGCTACGGGCCAGCAGGTCCTTCCAGCCACCCGCTGCAGGCGGCTTGACCACCGCCAACACCTGACGGCGAACCGCTTCCAAACCTTCGGCGACATGCAGGTCATTAAAGTCGGTCCACTTATCCTCACGCGCTCCGGAGAAGATCGGTGCGACCACCTGGCCACCGACGATCAAGGCAGCATTGCTGGCTTTCTCTTCGCCCGGGTTCCAGGCGTCCCCATTCGGCTTTTTGGTCTTCCAGTCATCGTCTCGGCAAATGATCAGCGGGCAGCCCGCAAAGCGCTCACGCATGGCCTTGCAGACCACCAGCAAGTTGCCGGCATCGAACGCGACCGCGACCGTCAGAGAGGTCGCCATATGCAGGCTGGCGCCGGTAGCGTAGCCCTCACACACCAGCACTGGCTCGCCCGGATCCGGATGCGGGCCTATCAGGTGAAAGGCCCCCTCCTTCGACATCCCATAGGGCCAGTAGGACTTGTCCCGGCCGGTACCTTCCTGAGCACAGGGATACACCACCTGCAGGCCGACAATGTCGTCACGCACGTTGCTCATTGGCACCAGAAATGCCCCTGAACGCGGGGCATAACGGACGCCGAAGCCTACGATCTGCTTTCGATCCAGGTAATCACTGCGCCCCTTTTCCGGCATGCGCTTGAACATGCCCGCCGCACGTTTTGCCGCTCGGCGGGCCGCGTTGGCCGAAATCTCGGCGGCACGGCGCTTGGCCTCTTCCTGCCGAGCGCGCATAACCTCGCGCTCCTCGGGCGACATCCGTCCGGCCTTGACTTTGATCTTCTGCGTTTCACCGGAACGCCAGTCACCGAAGCTGCCGAAAATCAGCGTCTCGCCTTTCTCAGTCCGATGCTCGTGAACGACGTACCAGCCGTTTTTTTCCTTGCCCTTGTCCTGCGAGGTTTTACAGCGTGTCAGCTTGCCGAAAACCAGTGGCTGCGCGGGCTCAAGGCCATAGTCCGCGAATTGCCCCAATACCTCATCGAGCATGGCGGGCCTCCCGCGCTTCGTCGATGGACTGGCAATGCACACACTGGGTACATCCCGGCAAAGCTAAGCGGCGCGCTTCCGGGATCGGCTCTTCGCACCCCTCACAGAATAAAAACGAATACGCCGCCAAAGCAGGCTTGGCGGCGTTACGTGCTGCAAGCGCCTGATCGATACGCTCCTGCACCAGGTCATTGGCAAAATCGGCGATATCAGCCATGAGCAGCACCCCGCGTTGTCTGGTTGACATACGTGGCGCGGTTGAACAACCCCAACAACCCTTGAATACCGCGGAACACCTGCAGCCGAATGGCGGCCAGCTCTTGGTCGCTCACAACCCCGTCACCAATGCTCTTAGCCCAAGTCTCGGCCAGGTCAGCGACTTGCCGGAAATACTCCGCGATACCAGAGGTCAGGGTTTCAGGCATGTCGGTGGTGTAGGTCTCGGCCAGTTCCTGCCAGATCGTGTCACCGACCAATGCATGGACCGCATCCAAAATCCGGCGGTCCTTGGTCAGTTCGAGGATCTCGCCGAATTCCTGAATGTTTACGGTGTGGCTTGGGTGGGTTGGAGACAGCTTGTGCTGCAGCGTGGTGGAGTTTCTGCCGGTGGTGGCGGCGATGGCAGCTGCGCCGCCGGGGTAGTCCCGCGCGGCATGGTAAAGCGCTAGATCGAGCGGCAGGACTTCCCGCTGCGCCCGGTCAACACAACTCAGAGCAATTCGGCTCATGGCATTAATCCTATTAAGTTGCCAGTGCCGCGCGACATGCAGTGGTGATACATTTGCCGCGTGGCTTGAAGAGGCCCAAACGCCGGCGAGGTCCGCAAGACCGACACCGGCACCGTGCCGGGGCAAGCGATCCGTCGCTCACCCCTGGCGCAACAGCTGCCCTATCTGTGGTGGAGAAAGGCAGCAACCCAAGGCTTCCGAGCCCTGGAAAGCGCGGTAAAGAAAGGCGGTTTGCATGTGGTGTGCCCGCCTGCCTTTATCGCGACCCGACAGCGCTGTGGTGGTGCGTGCCGGGAGGAACTGGGCGGCCTATAGGTCGCCTTTTTTCTTACTACGCGGCTTTATGCACAATCGTCTCGGTAATACCGAAATGCTCCAGAACATCTGAAAGCGAAACATAGCCTTCGCTCTGAAGCGTCAAGGATTTGATCAAAGAGACGCTAGGGTCCTTGCTTGCATATTTGATGTGCAAACGAAGGTAGCTGACAGCAATGCCGCATCGCTCGGCGTATGCCTTGAGCGCAGTGGGGTCAAGATCGTTGATGTAATCGCGTAGCTTCATGATAAGTACCTCCTCGCATCAAATTTAACCATAAAGGTTAATTTTTTCAATACCATTTTGGACATTCACCCAAAAGGTTAATCAAGCCAAAATCAGCACATGAAAATTTCAGATACCCGCCTCCAGAATTTCCGTCGCGTGCTCGCTGAAAAGAAGCTGCGGCTTACTGACATTGCTGATTTGCTTGGGAAGGCACCAGCACAGGTAAGTGCTTTTGGGGGGAAGAACCCCACGAAAGGAATTGGTGATCAGATTGCCCGCGAGTTAGAGGCGGCTCTAAATCTCCACAATGGCTATCTCGACATGCCATTTGGCTTGGACGAGTTCAGCAACACCACAATTCTCAGCCACACAGGTAGAAAACTACCAGTAATTGGGTCGATCGCAGCTGGAGCGTGGTGTGAACCTCAAGGCAGTTTCGATTCTCGGGACGCAGAGGAATGGATTGAGGCCCCAGGCCCAGTGGGGCCAAAAGCATTCATTCTCAGAGTCGAAGGAATGAGCATGGAGCCGAAATTTCTTGAAGGCGACATGATTGTTATTGATCCATCTCTTGAGTCACTTCCAGGTCATTTTGTCGCGGCGAAAAGAACAAGAGATCAAGCTGCAACTCTGAAACAGCTTAGGCAAGAGGGAAATGAACAGTTCCTATATGCATTGAACCCTGACTGGCCAGAAAGAATAATTAAATTAGATGAAGAATGGAGCATCTGTGGCAGAGCTCGTTGGAAAATCTCTAGCCTCTAACTTCTTCATCACTTACGGCACTCGTTTCAGCGATATATTTATCTATCAATGAAATCTGACCTAGCCTTTTTGCTTCATTCAGACGTTTTTTGAACTCAAAGCCAGATGGCTGTCCGCATGCAAGCATGCGCCCCACTCGCCCCATTGCACTATGATAAAGATGAGCTACCTCATCAAAGCTACTCCCAGACTCTATCGCGGCCTCAAACTGCCTTACAGCAGCCCTGATTTTATGCCGCTCAGCCTTTACCACACCAGTAGAACTCCCTGATATACCTAAGCCTGTAATAACGAGCGGCTCGGGCTTATTCCCTTTTGTCAGTGCTTGCCCTTTTTTGAGGACATGCAACTTAGTTCTCTTTTGCTTGAAGCCCTTAGTAGCGAGCATTCCTGTAACCTTACTTATTATCTCCGTCCACTGTTCATCACTGACCAATACTTTCGACGAAATCGTAATGTCATCAGCAAAACGGGTATATATAAGATTCTGGCTATGGATCCAGCTTACCAAACGAGGTTCAACATCCCAAAATACAAGATTTGCCAAATAGCTGCTAGTACTTGCTCCCTGAGGAACAAAACCATCCTTCGTCACAAGTAACGACAGTAGTTCAGCTACTCCCGATCCAAAACCAAAGAGCCCCGTAAAAATATTTCTCACCTTATCCCTTGAGATAGATGGAAAGAAATTAGTTATATCCTGTAGCGCGATTGATTTTGCCCCGAGATGTGCCCGAGCGTTTGAAAGAGGACTTCTGGGAGAGTCTACATCCCTAATACCACCATGAAGATAGCTGGGATAACTAACATGGATCAACAATCTGTCTACTATTTTTCTCTGAACCCTTTTCAATGGCTGAAAAGCATCAAAGGTCACCCTTACCGACTTGTCTTTTTTCTGTTGCAGAACTTCGCGATAAAACCCACTACTGCTTGCACCTAACCTTAGAAGCAACTCTGGGCTCTCTCCTAGCATTAGCCCGAGAGTTTTTAGACTATAAACAGGCTTCCTTGTATATCTTGCCGTAGTCATTTTTTTATCCATAAAAAAGGCCCGCAACCATGCGGGCCTTCTAAAAATTCGATGATGCGATTTGCTGCGTCATTATTTCAGAATCTCCATCAAAACATCGGCACAAACCGATGCCTTATCATGGATAAGGGACCAATTATCATAGACCCACCTTACCGAAAGTTGAATAACAATGCCTTTCACCTGCTCAAAAACACTACTTTTCTTCTCTCGTTCCGGCGGAAGCTTAGATTTTGGTTTCCCTTTGCCTTTTTTAACAACGCGAACACCTTCATTGTCTTGCTTACTTTTCAACGCAGAACGTTGAGTACTCTTAAATTTTTGCATCGATATATCCTCACGGGCTGGATTACCCCGCCGCGAAGCTTTCAGGCCGAAAGGAACATGAAGGTGTCCATACAAATCGCAGTTCTGGCTTATTAAACGAAGTTTAATAAGCCCGTCCGCCGCATTGTTCCCCCTATTGATCTAAGTTAACGTTAGTCAGATCGGCCAACGGTGGCTGCTCTTCGGTCAGCGCTAGGACAAATCGTCAACAAGTATCGTTAACGATAAATCTTTACATTGACGAGAATAAGCTCTGCACTCAGCGCTAAGAAACGTTGAGGCTTCCCCACAGGTCTGCATAAGCAGCAATCTGTGAACTCGATCAGGGCGGACATACGGGTGGCGGATAAAAGCTTTGTAGAACCCAAAGCTGATTGTTTTACCAATCACAACTGCAAGCCTGATTATTTCTATCGATGAATTTTAAAGAGCGCGCTCGGGTGGTACACCCGACCTAGCCCTTTTATAGCCCATGGCCACCACAAAAGCAATCTCATAAAAATTAACCTTAAAGGTTATTTTTTGTTGACAAAAACAACCATTAAGGTTGAATTACGCCTACTCTCTTCCACCACAGAGTGAGGCAATACAATGCACACCACAGCAACCCTGCACGTCCACCCGGCCGCTGCTGATCCATTCCGTACCTTTGAAATCCGCCGCCTGGCCCGTGAGGCCGGGTGCGAGTTCGTCGCCAGCAAACCCACGCAGAAACCCCGCGGCACCCCCGCCCCCTTCGGCCCGAACGGCGGAGGGCATGCAGCATGAGGAAGTACAAACTCGACAACCGCACGCTGCAGTTGCTCAACGCCCAGGTCAATCTGACCGAAACCTTTACTCATACGCTCCGGTCCACCCCACGGCGCGATGTGCTGTCGTTCCGCCTCAAGGTTGAACGCAGCCAATCCGATACGCTCTTCACTGTCGAGCTGGGAAGCGAACGCCACACGCTCACCCTGCCGAACAAAAAGAAGATGCACCTCAAGCTGGCCGACTTCATCGAAGAGATCGTTAACGGTCCCTTCGCCCCTAGCAACTCGGCCGATCTGCTGACACTTCCTCATGCAGGCCGCCGCTTCGGCACCTTTGAAACCGAACAACGGCAGCAAGTGTTCGAGCTAGTGCGTACTGGCGGCACCATCAGCCTGGATATGGGGTTCGACCTCCCCATTCAGGTTGCCCTCCATCGCAACCGCACACGTAAAGCCGTGACCACCATCATGAGCATTGGCGTGAAAAAGCCCCGCACCAAGTGCTTCACCGTGTGCGGTAGCGACACTGAGATGTACGAGAAGATCGTCGAGTCCATCAACCACCTGGCTGCAGTCGCAACTCCTGCAGCACACGCGGCATAGGGGGTTAACCATGGAACGCAATCTCGCCAAAGCAGCCCAGTACCTGGGCATCACCCGGCCAAAACTGATCGACCTCATGCGCGAAAAGGGGCTACTCAACGAGCGCAATCTGCCGGCCTACCCCACCCGCGACCGTGAGTACCTGCGGATCAAGGACGGCCAATGGTGGCACCCGGAGCTGGGCATGCAATACAGCCAATCCACCCGGGTGAAGCAAGCCGGCCTGCCCTGGCTCGCCGAGCAGTTGGGACTTGAGATGCCGGCGATCCCGGCAGACCGCCGTGACGTGGCCTAGGGAATACGCCCGCCAGATCTTAGCCCTGCGTACCAAAGAGGAGCGCAACGCTGCGCTCCTCGAGGTACCAGAACATCTGCGGGAACTGACCAAGCGCCACTGCCTGAATGCCTGGAACCACCCAGCTCGCCACAAACGCAAGGAGGCCCAACAGAGCCATGAGCAATAACAGCCAAGCACCACTGCGACTGCACCCCGCACCGGATTCATCCACTGTCGAGCTGCTCTACCGAACCTTCGGTGACGTGTTGATCCCCCTGGAAAGGCTGCGCGAGCAGTATTTCCGCAACCTCAACAAAGAGTCGTTTGCAGCCGAGATCACCAGCGGCCGGATCGAGCTACCCGTCACCACCCTGGACAACAGCCGCAAGGCTCCGAAATACGTGCACATCCGGCATGTCGCCGCGCTGATCGACATCCGAGCCTACCGCGCGGATGAAGACATGCCTCGCACCCAAACCGAAGCAAACGAGTAACCCAACGGCCGCCACCACCGGCCCAGCAAAACCACTAGGAGCACACCACATGACTGCGACTCAAATCTATGCCTTGATCGGCCTGACACTCGCTGCCGCACTGCTGATCAACCTCGGCTATTTCTTCGGCCGCAAAGATGGCAAAGCGAAAGGCCTGCAGGAAGGGAAAGAAATCACCCAAGCAGAAACCGCCAAGACCATCAGCGAACTGCGGGCGTCCCTTCAATTCATCCGGGCTGATCACCTCCACCTGGCCCAGCACTGCAAAAGGCTCAAAGCCAGCCAGACCTTCGGGAGCAAGGAACGCGACTTCCTGCTGGACGTCGCCGACAAGCTGAGGATTGCGGCCGCGACCTTCGGCGCGCTTCGCACCGGCAAGACCATCACCCGCGAAACGCTCGCCCTGCAGGACCAGGTTCTTGCCATGGCCGAGCTGCTCAAACCAGTAGCTCAGGAGGACGCAGCATGAAGCGCCCTAACCCATTGTTGCGCTTGAGTCCAGAGGCCGCCGGCGAGCTGCAGCAGGCATGCACCAAGGCCACCACTGAGCTGCAAGAACTGACGCGGTTTCGCAAAGAGTTCGACCGCCATCTGACCGCGCTGATCGGCGCCGACGCTGTGCGCAAGCTGCACAAGGACACCAAGCACGCTCTGCTGCTGGCAGATCTCGTCAAGGAGGCCGCATGAACTGGACTCCCCACCACTCCGGCCAGCGCCTCACCCAGCGCCTGATGGACCAACTCGCTATCGAACAGCAGAGGAAAGCGGCATGACGATCGAACAGAAAAACACCCAAGCCATGCCCGCTTTGCTCTGCAGCGCAGGCGGCGTCAACGCACAAGAAACAAAGAGCCTCTGCTGCGAAGCAGCAGGCATTATTGCCCCTATCAGCGCCACTGCCGAGGCACTTATACCCCACGAAAAGCTGCGCGAAGCAGCCAGTGTTGATGCAACGCTAATCGCTCAGGAACGCCCGCCCGCGCAGCCTGTCGTGGGGTATGTGCACGCATCAGGCGATGTGAATTTCATACCCAATACATCTGAAATCCGCCGTTGGGAGCTGCCCGAAGTTGACGAACGTGCCGAGTACGAAAAGGAATTTCCGGTTCCGGAAGGCCTGCTGTACTGCGCAGACCGCGACACATACATTCGGGCAGCAGGATCGAACCCCTCCGACAAGTTCGCCCGCGAGCATTACGCATATCGAGCGGGTTTCACTGCATGGATGCGCAGAGCCTGGAAACAAGGCCGACCATCACCGGAGGGTCAATGAATGAGTTGGCTCTTTTCGCAGGCGCTGGTGGCGGAATACTCGGGGGTCACCTCCTCGGGTGGCGTACCATCTGCGCAGTTGAGCGTGATGCCTACGCAGCACAAGTTCTTGCGCAACGACAAAACGATAGAGCCCTCCCAGCTTTCCCGATTTGGTCTGACGTGCGCAGTTTTGACGGAAGACCATGGCGAGGCCTTGTTGACGTGGTTTCGGGCGGATTCCCGTGCCAAGACATATCAGCTGCCGGGCCTGGCGCGGGAATCGGCGGAGCGCGGTCAGGGCTCTGGGGTGAAATGGCGCGAATCGTCGGCGAGGTACGACCTCAGTTCGTCTTCGTGGAAAACTCACCTCTGCTTGTGGGAAGAGGACTTGCACTGGTCCTCGGTGACCTTGCCGAAATGGGGTATGACACGGAGTGGTGCATTGTTTCAGCATCCGACTGCGGAGCGCCCCATCAACGTGACCGCATTTGGCTTGTGGCCCACCGTCACGGTCCATGGGAACCACAACAAACCAGGCAGCAGCAAGAATGCGGGCTGGGGGTTGTCGAGTGCAGCGAAACAATGGCCAACGCCGACGGCGACACTCGGGAACAAGGGCGGGAGGATAACTCCACGCAAGGGACGGGAAGGAGGGACTCTAATCGAAGCTGTTTCAGCCAGGACCTGGCCGACTCCGGTAGCGAGCGCGAGCAAAGGCTCATCTCCAGCTGCTCTAAAACGCAAGTCGGGTGCGGATCGCTCAAACGCCCGACTGGACCATGCGGTTATGGCTTCCGACGGTGGCCAGCTGAACCCGGAATGGGTCGAGTGGCTAATGGGGTGGCCCATCGGGTGGACCGAATTAAAGCCCTTGGAAATGGGCAGGTTCCGCGAGTGGCATCAACAGCATTCGCCCTTCTCTCGATCGATAGTGACTGACGCAACCGCCTGCTCCAGTGCCTGCGGGCTATGTGACTCATACCTCGGGCAATCCGAAGCCAAGGAGGCAGCATGAACACGGCCTTTATCCTGATGGCACAATACAACGGCCAGGCCATCATCCCCCTGGAACGAGTTTGTCAGGACTACTTCACACACCTAACGCCCGATATGTTCCAGCGCAAGGTGCTGGCCGGGCAGATCAAACTTCCCATTACCCGGCTTGAACCGAGCCAGAAAAGTGCCAGGGGAGTTCACATCTCTGACCTGGCCCTGTACCTGGACCAACAAAGGGATGCTGCGCGCAAAGAGTGCGCGCAGTTGAACAAAATGCTTCGAGCGAGCTAACTAGCCCACCCGGGCGCCGAGGGTAACCGGCGCCTGGATAATCTGTTCTAACCACTTCCAGCCCTTATATCGATCCCCTCGCCCACGCAAATGGGTATAGCGCCGCAGCGAGTTCCAATCCCGGTGACCGGAAACACTAGATACCCTGGGTATATCCCAGTCCATTTCAAACAGCCGGCTTACCCCTTCATGGCGCAGGTCATGAAAGTGCAAGTCTTCGATACCCTTCATCTTGCACGCCTTGGACCAGGCAGTCCCGACCGAATCGGTGTTGTACGGGAAGATCTCCGGGCACTCGCGTGGCATGCTTTGCACTATCTGCCAGGCCTCATCTGGTAAGTGACACCAGACATCGTTGCCAATCTTCTGGCCGGGGTTTTTCATATCCCGCACCTTCACCGCCTGCCTATGCTCGTCCAGATCTTCCCAGAGGATCCGGGTGATTTCGTCCATACGCCGAGTGGAATAGATCGCGAAGGCCATGACCTTCGGCATATGGATCACGGTAGGCCGACGCTGCAGCATCTCGAAAAAGTGATTCAGCACTTTATCGAGTTCGTCCAGCATAGGACGCCGATCTCGCTCACGGCTCTTCAAGTTGTAACCGAACTGCTTGAGGACCAGTCGGGCGTCAGACATCGCCTGGGGATTGATCTCATACCCCCAAGCCGCCCTAGCCAGGGACAACACCGAGCCCAGGTGAGCCATGTCATTGCCGGCAGTCTGAGGCTTGACCGAGCCGCCCTCGCGACTCATGCGCCAGAGCGCATAATCCACCAGCACCTGCTGACTGATGTCGGAGTCGACCTTTTCGCCCAGATAACTGTTCTTGATGGCGTTGAGCGTCTGTCGCTTGGTCTGTCCCAGCGGCCGGGCTTTCTCGGCTTCAACCAGGTAGCGATCAATCATCTGCTTGATGGTATGACCTACACGGCTGGCCCGCTCGATTGCACCAGGCTCAGCCAACTCGGTCTCCCGTCGCTTCGCCCAGGCCTGAGCGGCTTGTTTGCGGGCGAAGGTTTGGCTCTCTTGGTAGACTGTCACCTTGTCGCGATTGATGCGGATCTGGACGAGGTAGCTGAGGGTGCCATCGGCCTTTTTACGCGTTCTGATCGTTGCCATATGAGAATTGGTACACGCCATCTGTCGATTGGTACATTGTACCAAGCACTTGGTAAAAATGCCCCAAAACCCCCGAAAATCGGTACAAAACACGTTGAACAAAAACAC